AACGCTTAATAAAATTCATTGAGAACACGCTGGTAAAGAACATCGACAAGGTAGCGCATTTTGCCATCACTTACGCTTTGGTGTACACGCTGGCAGATAAATGGAATATAAACGGAGCAATCGCTGTTGGTATCTTGCTTAGTGTGGTTAAGGAGATATGGGACAAGCTCACTGACGGAAAATTGAGCGTTATGGATTTGTTTGTAGACATTGCCGGAATTATGGTTGCATGTACGGTTTTGGGGGTGTAAGATGATACAAGAGTTATTGGTAGTGGGACTTGGGTTCCTCCTAGCATCGAATGGTTTTCTGATGTATATGATTAAGAAAAGAGACAAGGTCACGACATTGGTCAAACTGAACAATCGGCAAGCAGGGCAGATACACATGCTCACAACCGCTATTGGTGCGGTGCTTGAAGCACAGGAAAGCCTTGTCGATGCCTTGCATGAGAAGGGTGTATTGAACGGTAATGCCGAGAGAACCAAGAACAAAATCCGTACAGCAAAGAGCACCATTGACGAGTTTTCAATGAAGGTTTGCAAAGAGCAAATCTTGATGGAGGAATAAATGGCTAAGAATCTGACATTAGCAATATTGGCGATAGGGTTTATCATGGGATTAATCGGCTCATGGTTTGAAGCGTTCGACATGGAAGGGTATGTGAATTTCTTGAAGGGCTTTGCACCACTATACATGACCCTCATAGCTTCCATCGGGGCAAATTCGGCCTTGGAGAAGTACAAGGAAAACAAAGATGTTAAATAACCTGTGGAATCTTCTAGCTCCAATTCTCACACCTTTCATTGCTGTCATATCTGGACTTCTCTTTATATCGTTCTCATGGCAGAAGCACAAGACCAAGAAGGCTGAGAAGAAGCTGGAGGACAAAGAAAAAGAGCTTGCAACCGAGAAAGTCAAGAATCTGGAAACCGAGACCGTCAAGGAAGCAGTGCAGCACGAAAAAGAAATAGATCAAAAGGAGGTGGAGAATGAACAAGCAATCCAGGAGACACAAGACGACAGCGAGACTCTTGACGCTATCAATACTATGCTTGATAAGTTTAACCGTAGGGTGTAAGACGGTTCCACCACCTTCAATCACACCCTACTCCGAGCTTGTAAGTCCTCCCGAGCGTCCATATCTTGCACCAATAGAGACCATCAAGGACGCAGGCATAAGGCTCACCAACACCCTTTCCCACATCGAAAAGCAAGAGGTGTATATCAAGGACATGGAAGGGTATTACTTGGAGGTCATAGAGATAATAAGCAGGTAGAAATATCTGCTTTTCTTTTACCCTTTCCCTTGATATATTTTACTACTAGCTATATACTGTACCTATCAAAGGAGCAAAGGAGACAACATGACCAGACAAGAAGTAGAAGAAAAAATGTCTGCATTCAAGGTAGACAAGAACAACACAGTGAAGGGGAACCACACCACCTACATCATCAACGACTTTACCAAGATAACGGTAGGCGATTATTCCCTAGATATATTTATTGCACACTATGGGCCGAAAGGGATGTTGCATTTGATCGTCACCGGTTATCAGCTCACCGACATAGCAACCATTGATACAAAGGTGGTCAGCGGGAAGCTCTGGATAGGTACAGAGACATCTAGCGGTTCGCTTATTGACTTGGGGGAAGTATGATAAAGGTATACAAGGATGGTAAGTACGACTCAATGTACAACACCAAGAAGGAAGCCTACGAGTACTTGGGACTCTCACCCTACACCCTCAATATCTATCTATCAACCGGAGAGAGTTTTGATGGTTATACGGTCAAAACGGACGATAAGCCACAGAGAATCATGATATTCTACAAGGGCAATAAGGTTAATGAGGTAAACAACATTCTTGACGCAGAGAAAGAAACAGGCATTAAGGTGTACCGAATACGGAATCTTATCAATGTAGGGGACGAATATCACGACTATTCCTTTGACTATGCTTGACACATTGGATATAAGGTGTATGATTTAGGTATCTTTCGTTTCATACCTCCTTTTTGCCCTGCTTGGTTTTCCTCCTTTTCCAGGCAGGGCATCTTTATGCCAAAATACTTCTACTAGTATCAACTATTCCCTTGACATATTTTACTACATGGTGTAACATTAGGTATCAGTTAAGAAAAAGGAGACCGATATGGACGAATACGAATTGGATATGATGGAAGCAGAAAATGAGTATCTAGGATTCAGCCCTAAAGAATCACAGAGCAGCTATGACCCTTGCGAACACTGCTCTGGTGAGGATTGCGTGTGCTGTGAGGTTTATCTGGAAATGCGTGCTGAGCAAAGAGGATACTAACCCAACTTATCCCCTCTTCGGAGGGGGTATTGCTCAAATCCTTACTGAGGATTTAGGCGATACTTAAAGGAGACCGATATGAGAAATTTCACAGAGAATGAAATCATGCAGAGAGTATTGGATTGGGGTCTTGACCCAGACAGTGATGAGGACTTTTACACAGCAAGAGAAAGCCTTTATTGCGATAATGGCGGAGTTGCTGTTGACGCTTATAATGATGGTGTTATCTGACCTCAACTTAATCAAGACAAGGAGGACTGATGGAAAAGATACTAGAGTACAACGGAATCGAATGGCTTGTTGGCTACGATTGGGATGATGATGCACGTACAAACATGGAGATACATACGATCAAAGTAGGCAACTCTCCAGACCTCTACGAGCATCTTCTAGCGGAAACGGTGCTAGCTCTATTCAAGATGCTAGAGGATTCGTTTAAAGATTACTAATCCACAATGGGTTGCGTTGACTAGGCGCAATCCTCGTGCATTCTGGAGGGTATTAGCATGAAGGTTATCAAAGGCAAATCAGTCAACGGTGTATCTCAACAACCTTGCCCACATTACTTCAAGAGCTATGATGTGCGTATCGGGTCCACGTGGTGCAAGCGTTGCAAATTCTTTGCAGGTTATTCAACAACCAGAGGTGAGCATGACCAGCTTACCGGAACTTATGACATAGAGGTCAAATGCAATGCAGAGTAATACCATTCACGAAAGAGTACAGCAAGCAGCTCATGGATTCACCCTAGAATCGTACAAAGTATTCAAGGACATCGGGAAAATCCTACTGACCTTCAATCTTGGATACGATTCCAGAGGGGAGATGATGCAGGCGGAAAAACTGGTAGACTTGGAGGACACATGCCATACAAAAGCAAAGCGATCAAGAAATCTTGGAACAAGCGGTACTACAAAACCCACCCCGAACGCTACAGGGCAGAACAGGCGGTAAGGAATGCAAAGCGCAACGGTACACTCATACCACAGCCTTGCGTGGTGTGTGGAGCAACCAAGACCGAAGCGCACCACACCGACTACTCACGACCTCTTGATGTGGTGTGGCTTTGCAAGCACTGCCACAGGTTATTGCACAATGGGAAGATTGACTTATGAGGGGTAATATGCTATCGTACTAATAGGTTCGACAGATGAGAAGAAATCGCTACTCTTCCCATTTGTCGAATGGCAAATGTACAGCCTTATTGGTTTTCCCTGTAGCGACATCAGCAATGATGAGGGTTAATCAATAGGGCTTTTTGTTTTTAGGAGCATCTATGAAAGATTACATCTATAAAGAGCAACTTGAGTTATTTGGGCAACGTGAGGTTGTTGGGTTTGGGGAAGATTGTTTCTATGTTAAAGAAATTGATAGAAACCTTGCAAACGATATAATCATCAAGAACCATTATTCGCACAAATACTACAACGCAACATATATCCATCTTGGCGTATTTATTGATGGTGAGCTGCTTGGTGTATTGCAATATGGTTATGCGATGAACCCAGCAAGCCAAGCAAGTGTTGTGGCGAATACAGAGATTGATGAGTATTTAGAACTCAATAGAATGTGGCTTGATGATAAGGCCGGAAAGAACTCTGAAAGCAAAGCGATTGCCTATTCAATTAGGTATATAAAACGGAAGTTTCCCAAGATAAAATGGATTCAGTCATTTGCCGATGAACGGTGTGGATGTTTTGGTATAGTGTATCAAGCATGTACGTTTGGATATTATGGCGAACACACATCAACATTCTATACTTTGGATGGTCAAGTATATCATAAGAGTCTTATGGAAAGAAATCCAGAATTAAGTAAGTCAGCTAAATTCTTGCAACAAAATAGAGAAAGGGCAACATCAGAAGAACTCAGACAATTCAGATATATCAAATTCATTGACCAGCGATGCAAGAAAGATTGCTTGTTAAAAGAGCAACCGTATCTTAAATATTATAATGGAGACTAGTATGACACACCAATTTGATACAGAAATAGCAAGAGAATATGGGGTAGATATTGCAATAGTTGTAAGCAATATTGCTTTCTGGTTACAGAAGAATAAGGCAAACGGTAGACATATCCACGATGGGAAGGTTTGGACTTACAACTCAACAAAGGCTTTCAAGGAGCTTTTCCCTTATTGGACAGAGAACCAGATTAGAAGAATCTTAACAAATATGGAAGAAAAAGGAATCATTGAAACAGGCAATTATAATTCAAATGCATATGATAGGACTAAGTGGTATACATTCACAGATGCATTTGTTAAAACACACACTTCCATTTGTGAATTTTGCCAAATGGATTCGGGAAAACAGCCAAATGGATTCGGCGAAAGTAACGAACCTATACCAGATAATAAACCAGTTGATAAACCAGTTGATAAACCAAAGAGAGAGAGCCGGTTTTGCAAACCGACCGCTTTAGAGGTGAGTGAGTATTGCAAGGAAAGGGGTAATAATGTAAATCCATCAGCGTTCATAGCTTTCTACGACTCTAAAGGGTGGATGATAGGTAAGAACAAGATGAAGGATTGGAGGGGAGCTGTACGGACATGGGAGCAGAGGGACAAAAAGCCTAATAGGGTTCAAGGCAACGATGTATCACCGGAACTCCAAGCAAAGGGCGTTTTTAGGATAGAGAACGGTAAGTATTACACCGAGCATGGAACAGAGTTTGATCCATTCAAGGAAAAAGGGGAGTGTCCATTTTGAAAGCAAAATCAGCAATTGAACAGGTATTCATGAATTTGCAGGCAACAAGGGAAGAAGGCGATTATATCAAAGATGATATATTGTATTGTGGGAAATGTCACACACCAAAGCAACTCAAGAAAATCTTTCTAGGGACGGAGAAAACCTTTGGTTGTATGTGTGACTGTCAAGCGGAGGAAGTGTGTAACCAGGAGGAAGCGGACAGGAAGAAAAGGCTTACTGAGCGTATAGAGCTGAACAAGGCGAATTGCTACAACGATGTTTCACTTCTTGAAAACACATTTGAAAAAGACGACAACTCACTTCCCACAATAAGCAACGCTTGCAAGAAGTACACAGAACATTTTGAGACCTTCTTGGAAGATGGAAGGGGGTTGTTGTTCTATGGATTGGTTGACGGGGGAAAGACATTCTTTGCCAACTGTATCCTCAACGCTCTTCTTGACCAAGGTTATAAATGCAAGGGTACTTCTTTTCCAGACTTAGCAAGTAAATCCTTTGCGGACTTTGATAAGACAGAGTTCTACACCTCTTTCAATTCTTATGACTTATTGCTTATTGATGATATGGGGACTGAGCGGAGAACGGATTACATGCAAGAGGTTATTTATGGGGTTGTTGATACACGGTACACCGCAAAGCTGCCGATGATTATCACGACAAACCTATCATTGGAAGATATAAAGAACCCAGAGGATATATCCAACAAGCGTATCTTTTCAAGGATTCTGGAGCGTTGTCACCCTATCGAGGTAAAACAGACAAAGCACAGATTGAAGAATGGGCGTAGTGATTTTGTGAAGACAAAGAATATTCTAGGGATATAAAAGGAGCAAACAATGATTGATCTAAAAATCGGCACCAAGGTCAAGGTAAACGGAAAGCATGGAATCATCAAGGACAGCACAGCTATTCCCTCTACGCAAATCCTCTGCAATCACTGCATGGCGCAAGGCATCTGCGAGAAGCTAGGAATCGCTTGCATGGCTCATGAACGAAAAGACAAAAAAGATGTATATATCTGTGAAATAGTGTTTGACAAATAATGCTATATGGTGTAGTATTAATTATCAAGGAAAGGAAAAGGAGACTGAAATGACCGCAATAAAATCAATAACATTCATTGCTGGTTGGATTATTACCGCTAGTATTGGGCTTTGGGCTATGGCTCTATATGGGGCTGTTATCGCAGTAGGAATAGGGAGGACATTATGACGTTAGAGAACACAAGCGGAATTGTACCGGAAAACAATTTGGTAATGCTGGTTTATGGGAAGGGGGGAACAGGAAAGACCACCTTTGCGGCTACCGCTCCAAGACCTCTTATCTTGGATTTTGAGAATGGGACGAAATATCTTGGTTCACGTGGGATTAGTGCCGATGTAGTCAGATTAGACCATTGGCTCAACAGTGGGGACAAAAAGGACTTGCTTAACCTCTTGCAAGACCACGACACCATTGTCATTGACCCCCTTGGCGAGGCCATGGACAAGCTCATTGACTCACCAGAAATCAAAGGGCCGAAATACCGCACCGGAGACGGTGGGCTCACCATGGCAGGATGGGGTGAGGTCAAAAAGCAGATGCGGAACTTCATCAAGTTTTTGCGTGACACCAAGAAGAATGTCATTATTGTATCCCATGTTTCTGAAATCCAGAACGATCAAACCATCGAACATAGGATACAGGTAGCAACCAAGCTCTCCGATGAAATCCCAAACATGGTTGATGTTATCTCTTACTTGGGGGTCAGAAAGGAAGGGGAGGACTACAAGCGTGTTCTCTACACCCCAACGCAGGGTGGTAATTTTGACTCAAAAGACCGAACAGGAACCGTTCCCATGACCGTAGAGATTGGGGAAACCACCGGATGGCAAGACCTCATGACCGCAATGAAAGGAGAGAAGTAATGGCATACGAGAGAAACGGGATGCAATACCCTTCAGTGACTACGATTCTAGGATTGTTGGACAAGCCTGCTTTGTTGGGTTGGGCGAGCAATTGTGCAGTAGACTTCATAGCTGATAACTTGGAAGCTATCAAAGACCCTCTTGATGTGCATAGAGGGGAACAGATATTAGAGCAGGCAAGGAAGGCATACGCACAAAAAAGGGACGATGCAGCTTCGGCCGGAACGCAAGCACACCATGCCATTGAAGCATATATCAACGGTCTTGACCCAGAGCAATTCCTTCAATGTGACCAAGCAAGAACCGCTTTCTCCGCATTCAAGAGCTGGGAAGAAAAGAACCATGTTAAGTGGTTGGAAACGGAATGCGAGGTGTTTTCTGATAATGTCGGATATGCGGGACGCTTTGACGCAATCGCACTTATCAACGGACATAAGTATTTGGTGGACTTCAAAACCTCAAAGGGTATCTACGATGAAATGAAATACCAGCTTTGTGCATATCTCCAAGCCTACAACGAAGGTCTCCATGAAGGGCAAGAAAGGCTTGAAAACATCGCTTTGCTCCACCTTGACAAGGAAACAGCAGAACCTACTTTTAAGACCATCGAGACCGACATAGACCGCATGACCGCATGTTTCAATCACTTGGTCATGGTGTACTATCTGCAAAAGAATCGCAGATTGAAGAACAATCCATTTGTAGCACTTGCAAAGGGCGAACAGCCTAAGGCTGCTTTCTAGGAGGAAGTATGACAGTAACAGATGCGGCAAAGATTGTAGGTTGCCATGAAAAAACCATTTACAATTACGTGCGAAGTGGAGAGCTGAAGGTCACAAGACCCTACAGCACCCCGAACAACAAGATTGAGATTAGCCAAGAAGAACTCAAACGCTTTATGGCTATCCCAAAAGGACTCTTGACTGTGGAAGAGGTTGCAGAGATGAAAGGGGTAAAGACCAAGACGGTACACAGTTGGGTAACAAGGGGAACCCTTAAACCAAAGCTGAAGTTTCTAAGGCAAATCTATTTTGATCCGGAGGACTTATGACCGTATCTTGGACGGTGAAATATGAGGAGTTGGGGCTAGGAATAGTCCCGCTCCAATACCGAACACAAGCTCGAAGTTTATTTGCGGAATCTGCAAAAAAATCCTCTGGGTATGTCACGATCAAAATGACCTTGCCTACCAGATGGGGTACAGACGCACAAAACAGGGCCTTTCATGCACTTCTTGGCGAATATTGGAAAAGTGGCCTTTCAAGTTACGAAACCTATGACGACATGAAGGACACGATAAAGTTAAGGGTTGCCGGAGCTGACGAGTATATCTTCATAGAAAACGGGAAGGTGCGCCATGTAAAGAGCTTGGACGAGGTGAATGGCAGATACGCTGAGGTGCCAAAAAGCTGGGCTGACTTTACCGTTGAGCAGCGAAAGGACGCAATAGATGAAGTGATACGAGAGGCAACCATGGCAGGAATAAACTCCAGGAAGTGGGAAGAAATCTTGCGTGGTATGGAAGAATAGGCTTGTTTAATATCATATCTGTGGTATAATTTAGTAAAGGAGATTGTATGAACGACATGAATGTATTAGCAATCAACGGGCGTCTTGTCAGAGACGCAGAACTTAGCTACTCCAATGGTGGTATGGCTATAGGTAAATTCTCTATCGCTTCAAATCGTAGCGTAAAGAAAAACGACAAGTGGGAAGATGAAGCTGGGTTCTATGACTGTGTTATGTTCGGCAAGATGGCACAGAGCGTAAACCAATACCTCACCAAAGGTCAACAGGTATCAATCGCCGGAGAAATCCGACAAGAGCGTTGGGAGAAGGACGGACAAGCAAGGAGCAAGGTCGTTATCATTGTGAACCACCTTCAGCTTATGGGTGGAAAGAGCGATCCGAAGGAAGAAAACCGATACCCGAAGCAACAGAGTGGACCGGAGAGTTTTGCTGATGATAGTTCAGATTTAGGAATTCCGTTTTGACCGAACGAGAACGATTGGACTACCAAGAGAACCGTATCCGCTTGATGGTAGAGCGTGGTTGCAGATGCGAGGTGTGCGGGAAACCGTTGCACCTCGGCAACCTGCAATTGGCACATAAAATACCGAAGGCCAAGAGCTACTTGAAGCTATACGGAAAGGACGTGATACACCACCCTTTGAATTTGGCTACCGTGTGCAGTCTGGAATGCAACAGCAGAGTTCTACTAGACCCAAAGACACACCCGATAGAAGCGAAGGAACTGATAGAGAGAATCAAGGAGGAATTGCATGGAAGAAACCAATGAGATTTATGAAAAGGTTGTCTCAATTCTTGAAGAAGGAGTGAAGCCGTTGGAACAACTCTACACAGGGAGGGGAGCAAAATTTAGTGTTGAGGATGTGGGAACAATAGCGGAGACGTTCTTTGCCATCTATAACAAAATGATTGATTATTACAAGGAGTTGAAGTGATGGAAAAGACTGAGATGATGAAGCGGTTTGAGGAAGAGACTGGCAAGCATTCTGTAATCATGAAATTCATGGCTGGCGGGCAAGCATTGGAAAGCAAGGACTTCCCAAAGATTGGCCCTTATGAGTACAGCACTGAGTACATTGCATGGCTTGAAGCAAAGGCCAATATCACTGACGATACAATCGAGAAGTTCCAAGAGATAATCACCAATCAGTGTGATGAAATATCTGCACTCAAAGAACAACTCCGCTGGCGACCAGTGAGCGAGAAACCGAAAGAAAGGCAGTTTGTCTTTGGTTACAATCAAAAGACTAAATATTTTGACGTGGTATTGTTTTATAATGATGAATTTTACCTCAGAGGAATTGCTGTTACTATCACTCACTGGTTTCCTATCCCTACAATACCAGCACCAGAAGGAGAATGAAGATGAAAAAGACTGAGATAATGATTGAGTATGAGATAAAGATTGACTCAATCGTAAATTGGGAAGCTAACCCTATTGGATATTCAAAATATCTAGAATCAGAGCTTATAAAAGCAAGAGCCAGAGCCGAAGCCTACGACAGGCTGATGAGTGGTGGGAAGAAAACGCTGAAGGAATGGGCGAATATTTTCGGCAAGCCTGTTGCAATCGATGCAGAAAACAGGTTGTGGTGGTTCCCAAAGAAGCCGGAAATAGGGGCGGCTACATGGATTTGGTACGACAATCAGTTCGGGAGTTTTGGAGAAGAACTGCCAAACGGACTCATTGACTACTCTGGTGACTGGAAAGACTCACTCACCCTACCAGACGGATGGGAGGAGAAGCAATGAAACCAGGTAAGCAGTTTGAAGCAGACTTCAAGGCAAGCGTTCTTCCAGATCAACTCTACTTAAGGATGAAGGACGCAGGAGGGTGGTCAACATCTAGCGACCTACGCTTCACGTCCTCCAATCTCTGTGACTGTCTTGTGTTCTCTAGGCGCACACTGTACTTGCTAGAGCTAAAAAGCCACAAGGGTAAGAGCGTTCCGGCAAGCTGCTTGAAGCAAGCGGACAAGTTGGCGGAGATTAACCAAGCGGGAACCATCCCAGCTTTTATCATCAACTTTCGCGATCAAAACGAGACATGGATGATAGGTGCTGAGACGGTCAGAGAAGAGCTACAAACAAGGGCAAGTTTATCAATTGAGGCTTGCAGGGAATATGGGCTATGTATCCCACAGAGAAAAATGAGGGTGCATTGGCGGTATGACCTTTCTGTTCTTTAACCATTGCATTTGCAAGCAGTTGTGGTATAATTTGTTACAAGCGCACCGTATCTTTTCGGAGAACGGCGGGAGTGGCCCACCATAGAAGGGCTGTAGGACTGTGGCGGAAGTAGACGCTAGTAAGCATCGGATATTGCAATAAGCCGATGTATAGCAGAGGGGATGGAGCGATGAGTGTTGCACGTAATTGCAGACTCCCTCATGCAGGTTCAAATCCTGTCAGTCCTAAAAAGCCACTGACGAGTGGAGCGTAAGACTTTGGATTTCTACGGAGCCAATGTGTGAGGGAACGTAAGCCCCAAGCCACAACAGAGAATGGAGTGTGTTTGAGATAGGTGTTATCTCATAGGGTTACTGACCCAAAGAGCCATGGTGGGGAGTTGCTTAGCTTCTCCCCGACCATTTTTCTACAAGGAGGAATCATGTACACGATCAAACCGATTGAGTTCAAGGAAGGGGTAACACTGATAGGACTACCTAGACTATCAGCAGATTTACCTTTCGGGCACTCCGCTGTTATTAGACCTTTCTATGATGATATTGAAAAGTATATCAGACCATGGTCTTGGTTTATACAGCAAAGAACAACAAGGGTAGCACATGGTGAATGTAATACAAAAGATGAAGCTATCAAAGAGTGCAACGCAGCGTGGGTTGATATTGTCAAGCAAGCACTAAAGGAGCAATCATGACCATCAAGAAAATGCAGGACAAAGCGTTTGCCAATGCGCTCAAGCATGGATTCCATCACAAGGGACAGAACATCGGGGAAATGCTCATGCTCATTGTCTCGGAGTTGGGGGAAGCGTTGGAAGCGGATAGGAAGGGAAAGCGTTTTGATCGGAAGGATACAGAATGGCTATCCACCTACGCAAACCGAAAGACTGACGATGATACTGACACCTTCGATATGATGTTCATTGAGAAGGTCAAGGACACCTTTGAGGACGAGCTTGCCGATGTGGTTATCCGTGTGGCAGACATGTGTGGCTATCTTGGCATTGACCTGGAATCGCACATCAAGGCAAAGATGAAATACAATGAGAGTAGACCTCACAAGCATGGAAAGGAGTATTGAATGAGAAAGTTAGGCGAACAGTGGGTTGAAGAGATTGACGGACAAGAGCATATGGTTAAGTTGGTGAAATCAACTACTGGGTGTAGCGGATGTGCGTGGCATTTAGAACATGATGATTGTATCGCATTCCCATTTGTTCCGTGCACATATAATGAGTCTATCATCAAAGACCTTGGCGTGGTAAATGAGGACGGATTGCTTCCTTGTCCTTTCTGTAAAGAGTATCCAGAACTAGTAGAAGAATCTGATGAGAATGATGAAGCAATCTACACTGTTGAGCATGAGTGCAGTGTTTTGATCGAAGCTGGTTGGTGGCATGACAGGCAACAAGCCATCGACGCTTGGAACAGGAGAGTGTGATCCCTAGGCGTTGGGAATACCAATTGCTTGTACACGATGTTACGACTGGGAAGATTAGCTACCTTCCGTAAAGGCATTAGGGGTGCATGACCAACTTACTGTTGGTAAACCATTCTTAGCAATCCTAGCACAATAGGATACTATGACTGGTGGGGGAGAGCTATATGATGGGAACAAGACAAAAAGCAAAGACAGGCGATGAATGGGACTTGCTGTATTGGCGTCATTCATTCCGATACTTGGAACGCAGCGCAAGCACGATCAAAAAGAGAATGCGGAGAAGGATACGGCATGAAGGAAAACAACTATGCCAATCAAGGGAATAGAGTAATAGGAGTTAGAACAATGAGTAAATTTCACTTAATTGATTGCATGGAGTATAAAAATGTCTGATATAAAACTGATTTTAGGTGATTGCATAGAAAAGATGAAGGATATTCCTGATGGTAGTATAGATGCTATCATAACAGACCCTCCATATGGAACAACGGCTTGCAAGTGGGACAGCATTATTCCACTAGAGCCAATGTGGGAACAGTTGAAGCGGGTGATTAAGCCTAATGGGGCTATCGTAATGACTGCTAGTCAGCCGTTTACTAGTGCGCTAGTGATGAGTAACCCCAAGATGTTCAAGTATGAGTGGATTTGGAAAAAGAATAGAGGGAGCGGGCATTTGAACGCTAAAAAAATGCCGATGAAATACCATGAAAATATACTGGTATTTTCTAAAGGTTCGCCTGTTTTTTATCCAATCAGGCAGGAGTACTCACGAACCTCTAAAGATAGATATTCAGAGGGTGAAATTTGGAAACCAAAAAAGAAAATTTCTGACGACAATATTGTTTACGGGAAGTTCAAAAGTGATAATAGGGTTTTTATTAACCCCAACGGCAAATGCCCCGAAAGTGTGCAAGAGTTTAAAACCGTTGCAATTCAGAACGGCGATAGAATCCACCCAACCCAAAAACCCGTTGCTTTAATGGAATACTTAATTAAAACCTACACCAATGAAGGTGAGACTGTACTGGATTTTACAATGGGAAGTGGTAGCACTGGCGTTGCTTGTGCAAAAACGAATCGTGAGTTTATCGGTATAGAGAAAGATGAAGGTTATTTCAAGATAGCTAAGGATAGGATACAGGAATATCAATCACAAGGAAGATTATTCTAATAAGAAGCAACATAGAAACAATCCTTGACAAATATTACTAATAGCATATAATTAGAGTAAAGGAGAAAGATATGAAACCAATAGAAGAAGTAACAGAACAAGAAATATATGATTTTCAGATGGGGTTGATTGAAGATGATTTGATTAGTGCTTGTAAAGATTTAAAACCAATAAGTTATGAAATACTACAAGCAACAACATTAAAATCTTTATCAGAAATGGTAAATTTTGAAATTGAAAAGAATCTCCAACCTATAGGTGGGTTACTTTATGCTGAAGGTTTGTATTGCCAAGCAATGTTTAAAAAAAACAATCCTTGACAACTCACTACCCTATGCTATACTGACTATAGTTTCTGGAATTCACAATTCATAGTAATGGGCCCTAGATATTTAGCCTGTGCGGTATCTAGGGTTTTCTTGTATAGTTGACATATAAACAAAAGGTGTTATAATTAAAGCATGGCTAAGAACATGGGTAGACCGAAGATAGAAATAGACTTCGAGAAAGTTGACGCTCTCTGTGCAGTGTTTTGCAACTGTCAAGAGATTGTTTCCGTTCTCAACTCATTCGACATTAACTGCTCATACGATACGGTAGAAAGACGAGTCAAAGAAAAATTCGGTATGACATTTGCGGAATATGTGGAGCAAAAGCAAATGGCATTTGCAAAGCCGAAACTCCGCAAGGCTCAATTCGATTGTGCTTTGGGTGGTAATGCCACACTCTTAATATGGCTCGGAAAACAGTATCTAGGGCAGGTGGATAAACAAGAACACGAAGTATCCGGCAAGGACGGAGAACCGATCAAAGTAACATGGCAGAAGTAGGAATCCTTCATCAATACAAGCCATTCTTCACTGACCTCTACCGCTACAATGTTGTATACGGTGGAAGGGGAAAGGGAGCTACTTGGTCTATTGCTAGAGGATTGCTGGTAGAAGCGATTGAAAAGCGTCACCGTATCCTATGTACCAGAGAGTTCCAGAACTCCATCAATGAATCCGTATACTATACCTTGGTGGAACAGATAAGCATGTTGGGCCTTGATAAGCTGTTCACAATCCAAAAGACTTCCATCACTTCAATAACCGGAAGCGAGTTTATCTTCAAAGGTTTAAGGCACAATATCGACTCCATCAAGAGTATGGAAGGGATAACCAGGGTATGGGTTGCAGAAGCCGACAAGGTGCCACAGTCCTCATGGGATAAGCTCATTCCCACGATAAGGGCAGAGGGATCAAAGTTCTATATAGACTTCAACACCGATACTGAAGACGACCCTGTTTATCGCATGTTCGTAAAGCACAAGAACAAGGACGCTTTTGTATTGTTCCAAACCTTCTTGGATAACCCATACTTCCCAGAAGTGCTACGCAAGGAAATGGAGAACGACAAGGAATACAACTATGACAAATACCTTTGGGTGTGGGAAGGGAAACCTCGCAACTTCTCTGACTCTTGTATCTTCGCAGGGAAGTTTATTGTTGACGACTTCACAACCA